AGATCTACTGGTACCTTCTACAGGAGATGTCGGAACATTCACATTGAACATTATATCTCCTTTGACAAAATCATAGTAATGGATAGCTGAACCAGCTATTCCCGTCCCGGAATCAACCGCTAAGCGACCTCCTGCCACTGCGGCCGGAGCTCCGGAAATCGTCCTCCATGAATTTGTGTCATAGCCCTGTCGGATCGGATCATAATAGAAACTCTTTCGTATTGCTGACATAAGGTTTATTGATTATCTTGTATTGATTAAATTCCGGAGAAAACCCCATATCAGTTTTCCTAAACAAGTACATCCTTGATAGTTGTTTCTTCGGATTCTGCTGGCATATTTTCCGCTATTCCTTCAGGAGCCTTAACTTTTGGCTTTCTTCCTGGTTTTCTCCCCCGTTTTTTGCCCGGGACTTTTTCTCTGCCAGCTACTAAAGTTTTTAAGGTATGCTCCACCATAGATGGAAGCATTTTTTTGGCCATTTCCTCGGCCGTGGCCTTAACTAATTTTTGCATTTCTGGAGTCAGTGAAGGAAGATCTCCTCCCTTAACAGTTCTATTTTCTGGAGTCCCATATTTCATATCAATCAATTCATGAGCCGGTTCATTTGATTTACGTGTCGCCGCATAAGGATCGACAGGAATATTTTCAGAAGAAATAAAATCACTGTTAAATCCAGGATGCGCCAGCATCATATCCACTAATTCTTGCTGATTAACATCAGCCACTCCATCTTTAAAACGAACTGAGATTGTCGGTTTGGCCGGCACACCTACCATGGGTTGAGCCGATAAACCTGGTCGTAACACGATTAATAGATTCGTGCTTTTGGAAATAAATTTCATATATTTTATTCATAATTAATTAACTTTTTAGATCCCGCCGGGATGGCCCTTTAAGAACCATCCCACAACGAGCGTGATAACTATTCGTAGATACCGATCAATTGAATCTTCCCACCAGTGGCAGTTACCAATGTGCCATCAAAGAAGACAACTAATTCCTCATCTACTCCAGCTGTAATTTTACCTTCTCCAGAAGCCCAGCTTAAGGATGTGGCAGAATTATCAGTGTTTGTGGCGGAATAAATTAAGGTTTCAGTCGCATCTTTTCTCTTGTAAATTTTAAGAGTAGCGGCGGCAGCAGTATTATTGATCATATAATCAATTTGCTGCAGGTGAACTCTATGCCCACTTGGCATATCGAAGTTTGGTTTTAAAGGAGATAAACAAGCAGCCATTGTTAGGGCTACATCCGTATCCACCAATAAATCGTAACAAGCTACGCCATTTTCGTCTGATCCGACAGTTGTATTGGCATTTGTAATAAAGAAATCATCTGGATCTTCGCTTCTAAGCGCATCCACAACAACCGCTTCAAAAATACCATCAGCATTGATATTGTCACAAAGTCCGCCCAAAGTGGCGTTTGACGCTGTGTCAAAATCATATGTATCTATACCACCATCAGATGTTGTAAGAACAACATTTGTGGCTTGAGTCACAGCAACTGTAGTTACTGTCCCCGTACCAACATATCTAAGGCGCAAACCAATTGCCTCGTCTATCAAAACCCGTCTGACAACGCCCTTTGCCAGTAAACTTTTAACCTCTAAAGAATCTCGTGAAGCCATATTTTTGTAATTTAAGTTTGTTAATTAAGAAGTCAATCACCCGTGACTCTATCGGGCTCCTTGCGGAGACTTTTTTGATTTATCGTCCCAAAAAAGTGTAGGACTAGGCATCCAAACTAGAATGCCAATTAAAAATTATTCATATAATCCGATAACTCTCACATAGACAGTCGCTGCATCGGCTACGGTACCATCAAAGAATACAATCAACTCTTCATCAACACCACCTGTAATTTTAGCATTACCGGAAGCAAATGTGACTGAAGTCGCTGTTCCATCACCAACATTGGTGGCAGAATAAATCAACGTTTCGATTGTTCCATTTCTCTTGTAAATTTTCAATGTAGCAGCCGCTTCTGTATTATCTACACTGTAATCTATTTGTTTCAAATGAACTCTGTGCCCTTCCGGCATATCAAAGTTAGGACTTAACGGAGATAAGCAAACTGCCATTGTAGCAGCAGCGCTTGTATCTATTTTTAAGTCATAACAAACTACGTCATTTTCATCTTTTGTAGACGCTAAGTCTGCACTTGCCACAAAGAAATCATCCGGATCTTCACTGCGAAGCGCATCCATAACTACTGATTCCCATCTTCCTGTTGCATTAATCGCATCCGAAAGAGCTCCTAATGTGGAATAACTACCTGCGCCATCAAATAAAAATGTATCTGTGACGGCGGCAGTCGTAAGAATAAGACTGTCGGCTTGGACAATCGCAACTGTAGTTACAGTGCTTGTCCCAATATATCTTAGTCGTAAACCAATAGCATTGTCTAAAAGGACTTGTCTAACAACCCCCTTGGCCAAAAGTGAACGAACTTTTAATGAATCTACTGAAGCCATATTTTTGTAATTTAAGTTTGTTAATTAAGAAGTCAATCACCCGTGACTATGTCGGGCCCCAAAGAGGGGGCTCCCCTGATTTATTGTCCCAGGGGAGCGTAGGACTATCCACCCAAACTAGAATGGAAAACTAAACTAGGCAGTTACACCTTTCAGCAAAGCGTGTCTCGGAGCTTGTTTGCGTTCTAGACCAGCTTCTGTGATGTATTGGTCGATTTCACCGTCTACATCATTGGCTTGAATGTTTAATTCAAGTTTTGTGTCTCTACCATCCATATATCTGTATCGGAAGCATTCCATGTCTAGAAGATAGGCGCAACCTGCGAAATCTTCTACAAACAAAGGATTATGCACGATATTGATTGTTCCGAAAGCAGTCTGCCATTCAGAAATCTTGACACCATAAGTAGTGTCTCCAGTCTTGGTTACAATCTGACCTCTGGCAATTTCATTAATCGCTTGGAGAACTAGACCACCGGCAAACAACACTTTTGTTGTATTCCCATAGGTAAATCCTTCTCTTAAGAAGGTATTTAGATCCGGCGCTGTCAATGGACCACCTTGGTTCTGGACATAAGAACTTCCACTTGTGATAAATTCATCCACACCTCCAGTAGCTCGGCGAGCATATGTAGAAGTTTCTGACAATTTTTGTCCAAACCAGAACGCTCTTTCAATGTCGAGAGCATGTTCTGTACCCTTTTTCGCTCTTTGGTAAGGAAGATCCTTGCCACCATAAAGACCAGCCGCTTTTTCTGTTCCAGAAACTGAAATAGAAGTCTTGAAGATCTGTGTATAGTTAGAGCAAGATGTTGAGCGAGTTGTATTGACATTTCTCGCACCTGAATTTTCTGAATTTACATTACCGATGATAAATAAACCATCGCCTGCCGCAATTGTCGCAGCTGCTGTATCACCATAAGAATTAGTGATAGTAATTGTATTCGCACCCGCAATCGCAGTTACTAAATAGTTTTCGCCTGTTCGGGAATTTCTCACAACATCATTGATTGTGAAAATATAAGCCGAACTTGAACCAGCTCCAGTCACGACGCAAGTTCCAGCAGAAGCCGCTTGAGCTGTAGCAGCTCTTGCATAACGACCACCATAGACGTCTTCAAACCATTTAAATTCCGGATTTGTTGTTACCGCTTTCATGATGCTTGATCCTGTCCAAGCCTTTCCATCCCAAACTTTTCCAACATTGGTCAAGAGGGATACTAACGGATGTTTATTCTTTTTGTTATCATGGCATTTTACTTGCCATTTCTCCATGTCTCCATGAAGGTCAGACTATATCTTCATCCAATTTAATTGGATGTTTAGCGTGTAGTCGTTGAGGCTATTATACATCGTTCTTTTTTACGCTTAATTGTAAAAAATAACTTTGAATTAAAGAATGATTGTGGATTAATATGAAATCTACAAAACCATTTTCCATCTTTTGTCTGTAATCGCTCTATCTTATTGCATTTTACAGAAAAACTATTTAATAATTCACGAAATTCACCTATCCAACCATCCATCACACCACCAATACCAATTCTATATTGATATTGTTCACTATTTGGACGTTTAGTTTTTGATATCCATCCATCACCATCCATAATCCCTGCAATAAACCATCGTTTTAAACCATCATTAGCTTTCCAAATATTAAATGGTAAATGATGTTTTTTATTGGTAATATTTTCAAACCATGGAGCCAAATCACCTATACCGACCTTAATTACATATCTAGGATTCTTATTCCATCCGGTTATCTCATATCTTTTTCTAACATACGACTTTGTTTTTGGAATAATCGTTTTTAGATAATTATGAGTAGATGTAACAAAATCCTCATCAATAGCTTGTAATTGAAAGTTCTTTTCAGTGATTGATCCATCCGTCAAATAAACACCCAATAGATAGGCCAATTCTTTATTTAATGTATAATCTTGCCTGCTGATTGTCTTTAAATTCATATTTTTACACTATGGTAATGAATTAGTTATTATACTGACATTGTAGGATAAAATTTGTATTTTGTCAAGTACGCAAGAGTTTCCAGCATATAGCTAAATTATTTCTAAACTTTATTTAATTTTTAAAGAACAATTTACTTTTTTTGCTTATTATCCTAAATCCTTTTACTATTATTTCAATATTACTATTGACTAACCCAATAAACTTTAGGTTCTAGCAAAAAGATTTTATCAACCGCATCTATAATCAAACGCCCTTCAGCGCTAGATACAGCTGTATCCCTTGCTCCGCCATCTGTGATCACGGTTGTACTGCGATCATGAGTCGGTTCTGTGTAATAAGGATAATTAGCCATAATATTCTGTTAAATTTTAATTAGAACTCTTAGTTACCGAGGAACGAATTTGGGTTTGGTCGTCCTGCGATATACTTGTCGACGATAGGAGTTCCGTCTGAAGTAAACTGGGCTGTCTGGCCACCACCAGAGGCGTTAGCCATAACTTCTTTTGCCCTTTCGGCTGCCGCTTCCTCCGCAGCTTTCTGTGCATTCTTTTCTGACATCTGACCTTTTACCGCATAATAGGCGACCTCAATGTCGGTCACACCATTATGTTTATCTAGCCATTTGTCAATTTCGTCTGCATACTCCGGAAAGTCTTTGGTTTTTTCAATAAACTTTTGCGAATACTCCTGGAAACTTTCCAGGTCTGCCTTTTCTTCAAATTCCTTGCGGAATTTAGAAACCTCTTTCTCAACAAGCTTAGTTACGGTTTCTGGGGTGGCTAAATCAAAAGCCTTTTCTCCCATTTTTTCCTTAACCTTTTCCTGAGCTTGTTGGACTACTGCGGCATCTCGCACATCAACCCTACCCTCCAAAACAGCTTTGGCAATCTCTTTGTCGACTTTTCCATCGACTATTGCCTGGACTAATTCCGGGGCTTGATCAAGTTTATCGAGTAACGGCGCTATATTTTGAAAAAACGTGCGATACTCACCCAGCTCTTGTCCCTGAGACCCAAGTCGGGTTTCTAGGTCAGCATAGGCTTTTTCATCGATACCCTTTTTTTCGCCTCCCGTCTTATTCGTCTCCCCTACTGGCGGAGTCTTTCCAAGACTATTAATGTCGTTGGGATTTGGAGTAGGAACGATTGGGCTACCCGCCGGAGCGGACCCTGTTTTTGGGGTTTCCATAATATTATTCATATTTAATTATTTATAAACTCAAACTAGTTTTTCTTTCCACAGCCGCCACTTCCATCTTTCTCAGCTTTTCTTCTGGCTGTTAATTTTTCCGCTATGGATAAAAGGCTGGATTTCTTTTTACCAGTTTTCTTGCGGCCCTTTAAAGCGGCTATAATTCCTAATGCTTTTGCATTCATATAATTAATTATTATTATAACAGAGTACCGAATTGATTAAATTTTTCCCTCCGGACTCTCATTAGTATTCTCTTCTTCGACCTCTTGTTTAGAAGAATTTAAATCAATAATGTAATTTTCTATATCGCATAATCCCGCCATCGCTCCTTGAGACCAAGAAATTATATGTGGATTTTCTGTAGGATTTGTCGAGCGAAGCGTAGCATCTAAAAGCGGAGTCCGCATGCTGGTATATTTCAATAAAGCAATCCATTCACGAGAACTTACCATTGCTTTTAAGGTTGATTCCATTTCCTTGGCGCTCATTTCCGACATCTTATCCACTATCTCTTTTGTAAAGTAAGAACGGACATTTGAGACTGCCTGTTCTGCCTGCTTTGGTTCATCGATTTTTTTCTTATTCATATTATTTTTTTAATTTAATTAATATCTTACGGTTGTTGGAGGTAATGGGGGCATCTTGGGAATTGCAATTCCTGGGCCTCCTGCACCAGTAGCGCCTTTTTGCGCTTGGATGTCCTGCAACATTTTGCGAATATCATCACTTGAACCACCACTAGAAGCAGCCGCAGACATAGCTTCTGCACCCGGATCTACCTGGTCTGGAGAAATTCCATTCAAAGTATCCCACTCTTTGGCATAATTCTTATAAGCACTAACAGCATCTTTAATGCCATTAATCATCTCATGCATACTTCTTCCCGGTTTATTAAGAAGATTGGTAATCAATTTTTGCAAGAGTTGTCGTTTAAGACCCTCACCTTTTCCCATACTCATTGGAGGAGTTGCTGGTTCCGCTGGCATTCCACCGCCAATTGGCATTCCTTCGCCCATGGGCATTTCACCTCCCATTGGCATTCCACCTCCCGATTCTTGATTCATGTCCATAAAATTTTTATTAATATATTAAAAATATAACACAGTGCTATTTTTTACCCTGCAAACTAAACGCCCGATTTAAAATATTCGATTGCATACTCGTAGTATTTTGAGAAGGGACATTGGTGTCAACTCTTCCACCAATTTTTCTATTATGCCCAGCGATATTAGGAATCACGGAACTTCTGCTCTTATCAGCCACTGGTACTCCTGCCACCGTTGGAGGAATTCCTCCCCCAGTCAATAGATTTATCGGATTAGCAAATTGCGAATAATTACTCCCACCACTATTATAAGTTTCTCCTGTCCGCCTTAAATGGCTAACCACATTGCGCAAAGCTGAACGAGGAATTAAACTTTGGAAACCCGGACCACCCATTCCACCCCCCGGAATTGGTCCACCTGGTAAACCTGGTTGCATGCTTCCCGCTAATCCTGGTGGCATTCCCGCTGGCAATGCTGTCATAACTCCTGCTGGAGGCGTAGCTCCTGCTGATGATGTAACAACTGGTTTTCCATCAGGTCCTATTTGTGGCAATGGCATTCCATCCGGCCCAGTTGGGGTTCCGGCGGCAATGTCTTCTTGAGCTTTTGTCACACCATCCAATGACCATCCCCAATCGGCAATAACCCTAGAAGTAAGTTTCTGAGGATCAATAAACGGTAAATTAATAAGCAATTGATAAAGATCCATATCCTGCTTCTTTTTAACCTCATCCTGTCCGGCAATTGACGGAAGCACTTTGGCCCGATAATCAAAAAAACCCATTAAATCATCTTTTTCAATAAGTGGATATTCCGGTTGACCCTTTTCACCAATAATCCGAATCGTCATCTTTTCGGTAAATAATTGACGTGTCAAGTCCATCCAATATCTAAAAACATCAGAATAGGCATCACCTAAATGATTAACAAACATGCGTACCCGCTCGAGAGTGGATTCACGCAAATGGCGAACCTCTGTTGCACTACTAGTTCCACCACTGCCAATACCTTGAGAAAAATCATCTACCCCGGAAGCATATTGCATATCGGCCTTTAAAAGTTCTTCTTCCTTGTAGGCTGAGGGTTTAATATCACTAAATTGGATTTCCCTAACCCCATTGGGATCAATAGAATAAATAATTCCAAATGGTCTAGTCACCAGTTCATCCTTGTTAACATTGGCCAATGGATTAACAATCCACATTTTATGTATAGAAAGAGTAGCGGCGTCTAACCGCTGATTTTTCACTAAATTGAGCATAATTTGAGGACTTTCTAAAATCAAGGGAAGGCCATAACCCTCAAATTCACCAGGGATTTTCAAATAAGCAGCGTCAATAAAGGGAGATTCTTTGAAATCCATGGGGATTGGTATGGAGCCATCTTTAAAAATCGGGACATTACTTCCACCCACAATCACCGCATAAGCATCATCAAACGGTCTCCACCACTCAAAGACCTCATACATTTTTAATAAATCGTCTTGAGTATTATTATATTTATCAGCCCCAGAAGTGCTGTTTTCCGCTGCTGAAGATTTGGTGGTATATTGATGAACAGTTCTGACTTGTTGCCTAATTGCCGCATAATCAGTTAAATCTCCTCCGGCAGAAGCAAGAGCCATCTCTAATCTTTTTTTATCCGCCATAGGATATCGGCGACGAATTTCTGATTCTGGCAAAACTAAACGTTTAAACCAATACTGTTTGAGTTTGCGAGCAGTATTGTGCCAATCATACCAAAGATTATAGTTATCCACCCACTCACACATTGGGCCATCAAAAAAAGTTCTTTTTTCCTCCTTCCAGACATATTTCTTGCTGGCGATATCTTTACTTCTTAAAAATCTAAGAGTCCGGACATCCTTTTTCCAACTCACCTGCAAGTATCCGTTTCCATAAACAAGGGCAGACCGGACAAAATCTTCATTTGTAGAATCCATTCCTGCCCGCTCCCAGTGATAATCCATCAACTTTTCTTGCTTCTCCGCCCTAGTTTGATCATCTTCATTGCGACCCATGGCTGTAAACTCCGGTCTGGCGTCAACGATACGTGGGACCATAGTTTCTACGGCCGACTGAATATAGGGTATTTGAACGTTCGATTGCCACTTTTTTATTTCCCGTTGTCTGTCGCCACCATAAGCAATATAAAGCTTATACGACCGATCTAGGCGTGGTTTAATAACCGAAAGAAAGTAATTTCTTGCGTCATCACGCTGAATTGAAAAAAGCCGAAGAAGTTCTTCTTCTTTTTTCCCAAAATCACGTGGGGAATATGTATTTCCGTATCTTTGCATGATAAAAGTATAGCAAAGTCCCTATTTTTCTTTAAATTTTGTAAAATTAATAAGAAAATGAGGTCGGAAGTTGTTTTTCGTAGTCAATTTGATCAAGTTTACCTCCAAAAAGAACTTTAAAAGCCTGTAGGCATATCGCACAGGCCATAATTCCATCATCATGAAAAGAAGATTGGGTGGTCATATTGCCGTCATCATCAAAAACAAAGGTTAACATCTCATCTAGGGTGTTTTCGGTATGAATTATAAAACTGTCATCAGATAGCGACTCCCGCAAATCATCAATCATAAGTGGTTTGGTCACACGAGTCGTTTTCCAGCCTAAACGGTCACTATAGCTCGTACCCATAACATCCATTTTTGTAACAGGACGGAAATAAAGTTTCGGATATAGTTTATTTTTAAGAGCAGTTACTGTAGTCAGCCCGTGATTGTTAATTTCCACAGTAACAAGAGCATCATTAAAAAACCTTCCCCATTTGTCAATAAGATGGCCAAATTTTTCAGGAACCAGGTATCCTCTCCAGAAAGCCACCTCTTCTCCCGATTTCCTATCAAAAATAGTAAAAACCGAATAATCTCCTCCAATTATACCCTCCGCTACATCAGCCCCTAGAACATATTGCCTGCCAGCTTTTGGTTGAAAATACACAACCGTACCATCCGGATCCTTTGTCACAACTGATTCAATCCCCTCATCGTCTTTGACCTTTTGATCAACCTTATAAACACCCTTACGTAATTTCTTAATGAGAAAGGATGAGAACACTGGACGACCTGAGGATAAAAATTCCAAACCATATTCCTGAGCAAATCTCATTGGATCGTTGATGCGCCTACGAATAACATCAATTTCCTCCTGGGTGTATCCCCACCACCAACCGTATTTTTGCTTTGCATAACCATTATCTCCCATCCACATTCGATGATAAGTATTTCCCATCCCATTGGGCGTACTTTCAATAATAATCTTCCCACCAGCTGGGACAGCATTTTCGATCGCCAACATTTTTTCGCCGGCTTTCTCGATAAAGGCCAATTCTGTGATCAAAACCGCAAAAAGGGTATACCCACGACCTACATTTTCTGAAGATGGAAGAACTAATATCTTCGAATCAATAGCGGGAAATGAAATTTCATATTTACTATTGTAGCGAATCTGAGGTTTAATAGACTCAGGTGTTGTCCTATAAAATGTTTTAACCTTATCAAGAAGTTCAGCTGTTAAGTCGGAATTATAACCAATCAATGCCACATTTATTCCCGGTGTTGTTATGGCCATATGATATAAATAACCAGCTACTGCCGTTGAAATTCCTAATTGCCGAGCCTTAAGAATCATCACCCTTGAATTGTAATTTAACGCATTAAAAAGATCAATTTGAGCGGGATTTAAAATAAAAGGCATTAATCCTGGATTTTTTCCCTTGATTTTTACAAACGACTCTAAATAAAATTTAGGATCTAAAAGTTTTTCTATTGATAAATAATCCCTATTCATATATTTTCTTTTTATTCCCATGTGTTTCTGTTTTTTTATGACAATCCAAACAAAGAGTTCTGCCATTATTAATATCCCATAATTCAAAACACTTCATTGCATTTTCAAATGTAAAAATATTATTTTTTTTCATTATTATTGAGAATGGTTTTATGTGATCAGCATTTAATTTTCCTCCAACTACCGGGCACAAAGTACATTTATACTTATCTCTATTAAAAATACTTTCTCTCCATATTTTATATTTCAAACTCTTCCTTATTCTTTCATTAAAAATAGATATTCCACCCCTCCATCCTGGAGAATTTTTTCCCATCCTCATTTCACTCATTTTTTTACGAGACAATATGGAATGATGCCTACCCGTACTAGATATTCTTAATTTTTCTTTTGTTTCACTGGATAATTTTTTACCCAAATTAACAAGTCTCATTTTATTACGAGTTTCCATTGTAACCACCTTCCCCATATGACCGGCACTTATTTTTTTACGTGTTTCAATAGACCTTGGTTTTCCCAAAAGTTTTTCACGTCTTTTTTGAATAGTGCTTTCAAGCTGATGAAAACCCAAACTATATTTATTACCCAAGGCTTTTAACCGCATCTTCATTCTGGTCTCAAGCGAAACGGATTTAATTCTTTTATATATTCCACTTGGCATAAATTTTATTTACTATCATAAATACTAGAAGTTAATTCTTCTTCATTTTCCTGAGCAATTCTCTCAGACTCAGGAATTTCTGGAATTTTCACCTCATACTTTATTGGACCTTCAATTTTTAATACATCATCTTTCTTCTCTTCTTCAATTTTCTTAAGCAAGACCTCTTCCCACGTTCCGGTTGTTGCAACCCCAGAATCATCATATTTTTCCATTCCCACAGATTTCAAAAGCGTTTGATACGCCTTTAATCGAGTATCATCTTTCTCCGCACAATCAGCAAGACCTTTAATCCCACCAGCAATGTAATCAAAAGAAATTCCCGCCCTTGACAAGGCCTCGTGATATTCTTTTCTCATGGCCAACTTATCCAATGTCCGATAAACTTCTGCCACGCTCTTGACCCCAATCATCTCCCTTAATTTTTTAGGATCTTGTGTGATCTGCAACGCCTTTAATAAAAACATTTGTTGAGCCGTGTTCTGAGCACCCTTCTTATGATTATTAGTATTATAGACCACTGGGCGCAATCTTATTTTCTGTGTATTCTCACTCATTTTTTTGTATCAAATTTATATTTATCATTTTCCCAAAACTTTTTTAAACTATTTTTTTTAACATGAAACCAATGAATATTCCCACCCACAATACTATAGACATCCCGTCCTACATCCATATTGTAACAAAGAAACCAATTAGTCGCCCAGTTTATAAATTCCGCATAAGACATCTGTCTTCGCTCAGCTTCTTCTAATAACTCCAATCGATTATCCATTTGATAAACAAAAACCAAGAAATCCAAAGTAATATGTT